GCATAATCCTGATTCTGATGGGTTCAAAGTCTTTGTTGCTTATCCACCCCACAGGCTCCTGCACAGGTGCTGCAAGGGCTTGCTTAATGGCGGTGATGGTTTGTTTGTGCTTTTCAGTCGCAATACCGAATCTTGGGTGCGCCAATTCCAACGCCTCAAGCGCCAAGCGTAGGGCTTCGTCTTTAGTCATGTGTTTTTCTCCTTGAGTTTGGCAATATGCCCGTTTTTGAACCCTTCATAATGCGCCACCCACAACCACTGATACAGTTTTTGAATGTACGGAGGCGGAGGGTTAAGCGATTTCTCAACGGCTTCATTAAACTCATCTTTTCTCATGTTGGCGTAGTCAGCCGCCAGTTGGTGCAATTCGTCGTCATACATTGTTCTTCTCCTTGAGTTTGGCTTCAATGGCTTTGACTAAATCTTTCAAGTTGCCGCCCTCTTCCCAATCAATTTCATCCTCATCCGTCAGCCCAACCCATTCACGCTTGGGCTTAATCTCTTGCAGTATCTGCTTGCCGAGATTCGATTGCTTCTCAATCTCGTTGAATGCTTCGTCCTCTTCGGGTGTCCAGTCGTTCATGGTGTCCTCACTTACAAAGTTCATAGTAGTGGTCGCGGGCCTCGAGCCATGCATCGATGATGGGCTTTCTGACCGACATGTGCTCGGGCGATACACGCCATTTAAAGGCCAAGAAGGGGTTGGGCTTTGAATCCCATTCAGCCCTCCATAAAACCTCATTAACGCGCATTACGCGGCCTGTGAGTTCTACTGCCTCACGGGCTTTGTCTTTGGCGTCTTTCTTTGAGATCTTGGGGACTACCGGCGTGCCGGGTTTCTTGCGAATGCGTTTGGTTACCATGGTGCTTCCTCGAAGTTGTCAGGATTGAACTTTGGTTCGCCCGGTTTGTCGGGCAGGGGTGATAACGGGAATGGCCACATCGTTTACTCCTGACTTGTTCCCATGATTCGGTGCTCTTGGAAGCGCACGGTACGCTTTAGTTTTGAGTTCTCCTCTTTGAGTCGATCCACCTCGCTTTGCAGGCGGTTCAGTCTGCTCGACGCTTGGTCGATCCAGTCTTTGACTTCTTGCGGCATCTCGTAGAGCCTGACGGGCTGCTCTTTGGGCTTCTCGCTCTTCTTGGCGGTGGCGCTCTTCGGCTTCAGCGAAACTGTGGACTTGACCGGCAAGTCTGATGTTTTGGATGGCATTTTTTACGTCTTTCTTGAATTGTTCGGGGTCTTCCAACCACCGAAATGGATTGGATGGACTGGTCATTGTCTTTGGCTCGGTATGCGATTACGAATGGTTTCACCCAATTCTTCAATGTTGACGCATTCGTCGGCCAGCTTGGCGCACTCTTCACGCTCAATCATGATGGCCCTCTTGGTGGTCTCGATGGCCACGGTCATGATCTCTGCTTTGGCGATGGCCAGCGCATCGTCGAACTCTTGCTGTGTGAAGAATTTAACGGCGCCAGAATTGCCGAGTAGGGATCGGGCGAGGGGGCTTAGTTCCTTTGACATTGCTTTTTCTCCGGTGGTGGTGGAATCATTGTCTCACTTGGGGGCACCCAGCCATACTTGCGCCAGAGTGTCTGTACATCGCTACCAGACTTCCATTTGAAGTCGGGGGGCGGGTAACTGATCTTTGAGTGGGGTGGTAATTGTGTGTTCATGGCGGTCTCCTTAACGATAAAACATGTCAATGCGGGCTTGCTCTGCTTCGTCACCCAAGACGCTGTAGAGTTCATCCATGATCCTGTCCATGTCCTTCTCATCCAAGATGTCATTGATCTCAATTCCTTTGTATTTGACGTTAATGATCTCGAGATCTTCTGCGTCGAAGTTGTATTCGACTTCGATCAGGCCATTCTTGTATCCAATAGTTGTTTCGTACATTTTGTTTACCTCGGTTAAACCGAGGGCCGAAGCCCTCGGTTATTTAGATCTTTGATGAGACTGTGATGATTGAAGTTGTGCTGGTGTGCTTGGCTACCAACTCGGCAGGCACGTTGGCTTCTTCTGCAACAGCCTTCCATGCCACGACAGCGCGTTGGCTCAAAGACACGGTGCAAGAATACTTTTCGCCTTGGTGTTTGCCTTCGCCGTATGTGTTGGCGATGTCGGCCTTGAGAGCCTTGATCTGCTCTTCTAATGCTTTTTGTTGGCGGGTCAGAACAGCCAGTTGGTCGATGGGGTTGACCAACGATTCAACGGTGGCTTGTGCTTGGATTTGGGCTTGAACTTCAGTAATCATTTGATTCTCCTAAACCTGCAACATCGCAGTGAGGAGAATTTTAACAACAAGTTAAAGAACCTGTAAATAGATACCCGACAAAGTTGTAGGGTTAATTATTTTGCATGTACTCGATCAGGTCGTGGATTGTCCTGTTGAGGGCATCGTTCTCGTCCATCTTGGCTATGGCCCACGCACGTTTCTGGCCATGCCAACCCATGAGGCTGCCTTGGTGGCAGGACTTGCATAGAGCCACCACGGTGTACTGATTGCCCTGCTTTGTGTGATGTGCGTCCGATGGGCCTTCCTGACCGCAAACCGAGCAGGAAAGGCACTTGATCATGGCAACGTAAGCACGCTCTCTGGCGTTCAGTTTGTTGTTCATGCCAAGTTCCTATCCATGGCGCGATTAGAGGCCTCTGTAGACCTCCAGACATCGATTCGGGCCTGTGCTGCCACTATGTGCCAACGGAGGCCTTCTGCGGCCTCTGTGGCCGTTTTAATGGCCTTTAAGAGTTCTATGTACTCCGAGTCTGCGTATGCTTCCATTTCCGCGGCTGCAACCGATTTAGCACCGTTGACGATAGCCGTCTTCATGAGCAGGGCTTTCTTGCTCTTACGGAACTCTTCGAGGTACGTCAGTTCGGCCTTTGCTTGTGCGTATTTGGCGCCGTTCGAGTAGATGTACTCGATTGCTTTTAGAGGATTGATGTCGCCGTGGTTCATAGTTCCAACTTTAATTGTTTTACACGTTCGTATTGAAGTTGTTCGTATTCACGATTGAGTTCACAGCCCAAGTATTTACGGCCAAGTTCTTGTGCAACTTGGGCGGTTGTTCCTGAACCCATGAAGGGATCAAGCACAATGCCGCCAACTGGTGCGCCAGCATTGATGCACGGCTTGATTAACTCGGTTGGAAACACAGCAAAGTGAGCGCCCTTGTAAGGTTTAGTGTTGACTGTCCAGACGCTGCGTTTGTTTCGCATTCCGTCATATTCTCGGTTACCAATAGGTTTTGTTGCGCCAAATTTTGATTCTGCTAATTCTTCATTCTTCGGCCCGCCAAAACCGTAAGCATATTTACTAGCATTTTTAGGATTTGCTTTCTCCTTCATTGCCTTACTGTCAAAGTAATACTTCTGCGACTTGCTCAACAGGAAAATGTATTCGTGTGCTTTTGTGCAACGGTCTTGAACCGACTCGGGCATAGGGTTTGGCTTATGCCAGATGATGTCTTGACGAAGATACCAGCCATCGGCGCGAAGAGCAAAAGCCAACAACCACGGGATGCCGATTAGGTCTTTTTCTTTTAGCCCGTCAAGTTTGTTCCCGCGCCTAGCGCAAACATCCGGCAAATCTTGCTTGCTCGAAGATACGCTTTGTTTGGCTAAAGATTGGCCTTTACCAGGTCGATAGTTGTAATAACTGTCCCCAATATTCAGCCATAGCGTTCCGTCATCCTCAAGAACATCCCAAACACAGCGGAATACTTCAACCATAGCCTTGATGTATTCCTCTGGCGTTTCTTCCAAGCCAATCTGGCCATCGTGGCCGTAATCACGCAATCCGTAATACGGTGGGCTGGTCACGCAAGTTTGGGCCTTGATTCCCTTTTCTGCCCAATTGCGCATGATTTCTCGGCAGTCGCCAAATTCGATTCTGTTCATGAGAACCTCGCAATCAGTGCCGCATCAGCCAACGCTTGGCCCTTGGCTTTCTTGGCGAGGTCTTTCCATGTTGGCCACAACTGAATCGCCCTTGAACGTGCGGCATCCTTGTCCTTGCCAATCAGCCCTGCGGCCTTTTTCCAAGCCTGTGGGGTCACCAAAGTACTAGGCAGTCCCATAGCCCCAATAACGCCCATTACAGTCCCACAGGAGTGGCCAAAATTGAACATGGATACCACGCCCTGTCCGGGCATTGCATGCACCTGCTCGATGTATACATGGGTGCAGCAGCACGATGCAATAAAGTCGTATAGCGCAGCCGCATTGACTCGAGTGGCCGTGCCAACTTTGTAGGTGGGCATGGCAGTCCATTCAATGGGCTGGCCGTCCTCCAAGAGAACAATCGCGCCAGACGCGCCGGGGTCAATTCCAATGACTCTCATTTCTTCCCCTTCAATTCAAACTTAGGGCAACGCTGTAAAGTAAACCGCAATTGCGGTACGGATCGACCTTGGTGGTCTTTGTAGGCGTTGCAGTACTTTTGTCTCTCCAAGTGCTTGCACTCAAAGCACACACGGCGGTCATCCAATGGATTAGTCGATCCGCGGTTCTCACGGTCTCGAATCATCATGTGGTACGCCAACTCAGCGGCCTCTTCTGGGTGGCATCCAGCCTCAATAAAGGCAGCCTTGCGCCGCCCCATCACCAAGTGATCCATCTCGTCGGATTCAGACATTCAATCTCCTTAACACCCTACATTGGGCAGAGATAATGTAACACGAAATTACAGCTTCTGAACCACAGAGATTAAAGAATTCTCACGGTCGATCTCGATATCGCCCTCGCAGGCGATGTTCCAGTCATCTCCTACACGCTCGGAGTAACTGACGATGCCCTCGATGCGTACGTTCTTGCAGAGGTACTCTTTACCGTCCACAAAGACACGCCATGCATGATCTGGAGTACCCCTGCCCGGTTGGCCGCGGGACTTGTTAAAACGGATCTGAACGTGCGCCATTAAATGATCTCCGGTTCTTGGGGTGGGTTGGGGTTCACGGTCACGCCAAGGTTCATGTGAATGAACTCGGTTGGCTCCTGAGAACCGTTCCGAGTAAACGAGTGAGGAAGCCATGAATTCGTGAACACAAGGTCGCCCGGTTTAAACGTGAACGACACCAAGTTGGATGCTTGGCTAAACTGTTGGGGATTGGCCTCCTGAAAGCCCGCATAGACCTTCGCATGGCGGGGATCATGAAGAACCATCTGGCACCCACCCTCGGGCACAGAAACAAAGTAAAACGCCGTGATCTGCGACTGCGCATGGAGGTGCTGATCCATGTTCGAGAGATGGTAATGACGCTGCATCCACATCTCCGAAAAATACGTCACCAAGTTCGACATGTTGAAACCCTGCGAGTTAAGGATGTTCCACGCCGTCTGGGAAACATACTGCGCAAAGGGTTGAACGTCAGGCTCGTTAATCAGGTTCCCACCCATCTGGATGTCGTGAACTTTATTCCGCTCACCTTCTTGCATGGTCTTGTAGGACGTGGCCTTGACCACCTCAAGGAATTCAGGCTTCTTAACGTAGTAAACCTTGGACTCGAAGTACGCAACTTCTTCTAAGTTATCCATCAAACGCTCCTGTTGTTGATGGATTATTGTAATGGGAAATTACAGCAAACCCGAGGCGCACCACGAGTCTTTGATTGATTATTGATTACTTACTTATCTTATTTTTTACTTATTTTTTTCTTATTCTTCTCTTACTGGGTAGTTCCACATATCCCGAGGTGGACAGACCTAGCCCTCCCAAGGAAGGATAAGCCTTCACAGATATATCCGTCGGAGTATCTGACCCGTCAGCCGTTCGATGCAAGGGCGCTCACTTCGCCACCCATTCCTCTGTCTCAGCATCTATCCCGTAGTAGAGGTGTCCCTGAATCGCTACCGCCAGTGCGCGTCCGATTCAGCGGGAAAACAAAAAAGCCGTTAAGACAGACCCCGGTGGAAGAACACCCATCTTTTGGAAGGATGCTACCCCATTCGGGGTCGGGATCTGACTTAACGGCTCTTCAACCAAGCTTCCACACTCAGTTGCAAGAATTATAAACACAACCAGTTTGGGTGTGTCAACAATTTTTTTCAAAAGCGACACGGTGTCGTTTTTGAGGTTGTTGGTGGCTCACATAAAGCAGTGTAGTTATCACACTAAAGAATTTGAATTGACCACACCGGCGCTAACCCGATGCACCACCAACACGGCTGGGGACTGTTTTTGTGGGGTGCTTCTCGAGATCACCCCCAATCCCCATGCGTGTTAGCCCGAGGTTTCCACTCGGCTCCACTTCGCTTTTACGTCTGCGTGTCCTAGACGACTCTCTTAAGGTGGAATTATTGTATCGCCATAATTTTCGACACAACCGCAAACAGCCCCTTTTTTTTGTGCAGGTCATTGGCATCCCAACCCACCTCATCGGCCATCGTGTAGGGCGCCCCAATATCCTTGGCGGTTTCCTCCCCAACCCCAGACTCATCATGGTCGGCAAAGATCTTGACCCGACCCTGAAGCTTCTCCGCAACCGACTTCATGTTATGTGCGGAAAAGCAAATCACCACCGCATCCGAGTTCCCAATCGACCTCAAAGCTTTCATGAGCGACAACCCAGTTGCATAGCCCTCACACAGCCATGCCCCCTGATTGCGCGGCCCCATCCACATAACGGCGTTTTTAGCCCGCATACCGAAAATCATCTTCTTCTGGTACTTACGCTCCAACTCGTCCCACCAGATCGTCTGTAGGCCCTGTAGATCGTTCGTAACGACGTTCCGCATGGGAACCATCAACCGGTCTTCTAGGACAAGTCCCATTTCTTCCGGCAAGCCCTTCATCTCGAGGTATGAATGGGTCATGCGCTTGGCATGCTTTAGGAGTTCCATGGCGCGTTCTACGGCCTTCTGGGCGTCTTGGTGCTTACGCTGCTGGTCGAGTTCCCGGCGGCGCTTCCACTCCAGCTTATCCTGATCCGTCCACGGTTTCGCATTCGGATCCTGATACCACTGAACCTTGGCCTCGCCAGACCAATCAAAGATCCAACCACGCTGGCCATCCCAAAAGTAGGCACCGTTGGTCGAGCGAGGTTTAGCAATCGTCCCGGTGCGTTTAATGCGATCCGAGGCGTACAGCTTGCTGGGATCGATGTCTACGCCATGGGCGCGGGCGAAGTCAATGAAACTCATTGCAGCCTCCCACGCATGGCCGCAATCTGCGCACGTTGTTGATCCATCAGCGTTTCAAGCTGGCCAGAAACCATCGTGTACA